CCTTCACCTTCACCATCACCGTCATGATCGCCACTTACATCGTCATCGTCGTCGCAACTGGCATCGTCGTCATCGCCACTATGGTCAGCATCACTTCCATGAGAAGTATTAGACGACTTGGAACTATAGGTAGAAGCCGAAGATATAGATGCCGATTTCTTTAACATATGATTATAAATACAAACATCACTCAAATCTATAACTTGTAGTGAGGCAGATGTTGGTTTCCCAGATAAAGTGTCTAGAGAGTGTGGTTGTTCTGGTTCAGCATTCGAAAAAACAACAAAATCATCCATTGAAAATGTATCCAACTCTATTTTATCAAGTTTGTCATTTATCATAAGCTTTTTCTTATTAGTTCGTGAATCTATATTAAATATTTTACTGTGTTCATCATTTTCAATAACATAATAACGATTTTTATTTTCATGGAAAAAGTCATTTTCATTCAAGTAATCTATATCATCGGCAATATTATACAGAAATTTCTTTTGCTCACATATAAACGCACCATAATAATCGATACTATTTAAAAAATCATAATTATGTAATAACTGACTAGATAAATATGTAAAAAACGCATCCACGTATGCGGTATTATTTTTGTCTAGTAATTTAGGAAAAGCATTGCCGGTATTAAATTGTGGTAATGCGATGGCAGAATTTCCGGATAGGTCATATTTGCCAGTTAGATATTTGAGCGGGTCTAATAAAGGGGAAAATTTACAAAATACACTTCGCTTCAATAAATTATTTGAATTATCGGCTACATTTACCTCTAAAGAATGGGTATCGACCTCTTCGTTAATTGAATGAAGATAGTATTTTTGATTTAAATTAATACTATTAAAATTGGAGGAGTTAAGTGAAAAGAATTTTTCATACAATGGTACATAATTTTGTAGTTTCTCTAAACCTAATGTAGAGTTTTCTAAACGGCGAAACAATTCCTCGTTTTTGTTTTTTCGATAATACAATGAAAAGTTCATTCTTTATTATTCTTAAAGTAAATATAATAATTCATTTAAACTTATTTCTCGTAATTCATTTATAATTTTTTTCTGTTTAGAAGTTAATCATGTCGTTGGATATGAAAAAATTTGATATGAAAAATATTAGCTTTCGACCAGACGAAAATAAGGGTCCGGTCGTAGTTTTAATTGGAAGAAGAGACACCGGAAAGAGTTTCTTAGTAAGAGACTTGTTGTATTATCATCAAGATATTCCGATAGGAACCGTGATTTCTGGTACGGAAGCTGGTAACGGGTTTTTTAGTGAACATGTCCCAAAATTATTTATTCATGATGAATATAATAGTGGGATCATAGAAAATATATTGAAACGACAAAAAACAGTATTGAAACAAGTGAAAAAGGAGATGGAGGCGTATAAGCGAACGAATATAGATCCGAGGGCGTTTGTAATTTTAGATGATTGTTTATACGATAACAAGTGGACAAAGGATAAGTTGATGAGATTATTATTTATGAATGGTCGACATTGGAAAATTATGTTGATTATTACAATGCAATACCCACTTGGTATACCGCCAAATTTAAGAACAAATATTGATTATGTATTTATTCTAAGAGAGCCATATATTGCGAACAGAAAGCGCATCTGGGAAAATTATGCGGGTATGTTTCCTACGTTTGAATCATTTTGTCAAGTAATGGACCAGTGTACCGAAAATTTCGAATGTTTGGTTATCAACAACAATGCCAAATCCAATAAATTACAAGATCAGATATTTTGGTACAAGGCGCAAAATCATAGTAATTTTAGATTGGGATCGAAAGAATTCTGGGAATTGTCAAAGGATATCAACAGTGATGAAGAGGATGAAGTATATGATCCGAATAGTGCTCAAAAACGCGGGGCTGGTCCGAAAATACAAGTTAAAAAGAGTAAATGGTAAGAAAGTAGGATATTGTATTGTGTATATCTTGTAATTTCACTTTACCCAATTTAGATCACATGGTCATTACCAATGCTAATTTTAACCTTCATAACCACAGTTTTTACAAATACGATACGATTCTCCGTATAAGCACGGTTCTACTTCTAGTTCAAATTTATGTTCTCCGTGTTGTATAACACATGCTTGTATAATTTGACGGTCAATCGCGTTTATTCTCTTTTTACACATAGTAATATTTTCTTTATGTTCTCTTATTTTATTATAAAAATAGCGCTTGGTTTCTTCTTCATCGGCAGTACCCTTTACCATTTTAATGATATAATTTTTTACAATTATATCATTTACGAATTAATATTAATTTATTACAAATTGTTTTTTAGTTTTAGTTTGTGCGTTTTAGGTTATGCTCCCAAAGCAGAGAACCCTCTATCATTATTTGTACTGGTAACAATATTGTCGCCCTCAAATAATTCATTCTTTACATCATCCAGCGTTGCGTTTTCACCCATAGCCGTCTCTTGTGTATTCATATTGGCTACTGAAACCAAGTCACCATTCTTATTAATTGTCTGTGTTAGCTTATTACCGGATTCGAGTGCTTTTTTCTTATTATCCTCAATCGCCTTCTCCTTTGACTCCTTGACACGCTTGTCAAATTCATCCTTTGCCTTATCCTCATTCTTCTTCTTTTCACTCATTAATTCATTGAGGGTTTCTTCCATATACTCAACACGACCCGTCTTATAGGCCTCTGGGTGGAATGGAACCCAAATTCCAACTGGGCCAACATACACATCGTGATTAGGATCATTTTGTCTCAACATCTTACATCTGAGCTCGGCCTCTTGTTGAGTAGGAAAAACACCACGAACCTTAATACCACGAATCGATGTCTGGAACGAATGCTTCTCTCCGAATTCCTTCTCAAGGCGATCTTCATGCTCATCTAAGAAGTTCTTAAAATCGTCTTCAATGCTAGTGTTGATCAAATTATCGCGCTCATCCTTCGCAAATTCTTGGAAATCTTTAGTAAGTTTGTCAAACTCAATATGGTACTTGAATGATACGAAATTCAAAAATTGTGTAAACTTTTCCATAGACTTGCTAAAATCCCATGTCTTAATAAATTGCTCGAACAAAAACATGTCCTTTTGTTTTAGAATATGCTCTGGAGAAATGAAAGACAAGCAGACAAACTTCTGACCGGCCATTGGTTTGTCTTCGTCCAATAAGTCAACATATTTGGTATTTTCAGTACCATCTGAATTTGTTTTCAAGTTAACATTTGCCGGAGGAATATTTGACGAGAGTGGATTATTAGAAACGATAGGTTTAGAAAAACTCATTATAAAATATATATCCTATTAATATTTAAGTGTTTTTACGAACTATAAATATTATGTGTTTTAAATTCAATTCATTTTATTTCAAATAATTATTTTTTCTTTTCAAATTATATATAATGTTAGGAGGTATGTTAGATTTAGGTGAATTAGTCAAACGAGCCATTAAATACCTTGTAGAAGGTTTAATGGTCGCTATCGCGGCATATGCCATCCCCAAGAGAGGTCTCAACTTGGATGAGGTTGCCCTTATTGCTTTAACAGCCGCAGCCACATTCAGCATTCTCGATACCTACGTTCCCAGCTTGGCTGTAGGTGCTCGTTCTGGTGCTGGATTCGGTATCGGTGCCAATCTCGTTAGATTCCCTGGTGGGTTTTAGAACAACAATAGTTTAATTGTTTAATCGTTTAATCGTTGATTTGTATAATAAATATTAATTATCATAATATTTATTATTTAAATAACTGTAAATATTTAAAGAAAAAATTACATATATTGTATAATGCCGGTCGTTGAATACATTTGGTTAGGAGGTAATAATGAGTTTCGAAGTAAAACTAGAGTTCTTGATAATGTAAATACTACTACCATATCTATTAATGATATTCCAGATTGGAATTATGATGGAAGTTCTACTGGTCAAGCTACCGGGCGTGAGTCAGAAGTAATTATCAAACCCAAGGCAGTATTTAATAATCCATTTGGACCGCCGTATGATTATATTGTATTATGTGATACATATTTGCCAGACGGTTCTCCTCTGTATAACAATACGCGTATTTTAGCCGATGCGATATTTAATAAAAAATTAGAGGAGGATCCGTGGTTTGGTCTAGAGCAAGAATATTTTTTAATTGATCCAACTACAAACAATCCACTTGGATTCGATGAAACTGGAAAACAAGGACAATATTATTGTAGCGTTGGTTGCGAAAATGCGTTTGGCAGAAAATTTGTAGACGAGCATTTTAGAATGTGTTTATATGCTGGAGTTAAAATTGGCGGTATAAATGCCGAAGTTGCGCCGGGACAATGGGAATTTCAAATCGGACCAAGTGTAGGTATTGATGCAGGTGATCATCTATGGACCGCAAGATATATTTTACAGCGCCTAGGAGAAATCCACAATGTAAAAATCGATCTTAATCCAAAACCATTAAAGGGGAATTGGAATGGGTCGGGATGTCATACGAATTATAGTACTAAAAATATGAGAGAAGGTACTGATGAGAAGACTGGATTAAACTATATAGATGAAGCCATTGATAAATTATCAAAAAATCACCAAGAACATATGAAAGTATATGGAACTGGTAATGAAGAACGCATGACGGGTAAACATGAAACAGCTTCATATACTGTATTCACAGATGGTGTGGCAAATAGAGGTGCTTCAGTCAGAAGAGGTAATGAAACAATTAAAAATAAGAAGGGGTATTTTGAAGATAGACGACCTAGTGCTAACTGTGATCCATATTTAGTCACAAGTGCCATTTTTAAAACGACGTGTTTATAAGATGCGTACAAAAAAAATAATTATAACATACTTATAACATGTTTTTCATCATTAATATTTCTCTGTCTTGTTGATATTCTATATTTTTAGCCAATGTAAATAAATAATTATTATTTTTAAAGTTATCATCGTTTTCTAATAATAGCGTTGTGGATGTTATCGCCGATGAATGATGTCCTATCATTTGTCTTAGCCATTGCGTTCCATTTACAAATACTTGGTTTCGCAATAAAAGAACACATCCAATGCTTAATAAAACACCAGTGCTAAAAATCTTCACATCAAAATGTCCCATAGTTATATAATGAACAATTTGATGACCCCATATCATATTAGACGCCATAAACAACCCGCTATATATAAGCGTTAATGATAAATAAATGTCATTAAATCTATACGCCATCATATTCATATCGTTGAATACAACACCGATTACAAACATGACAAGAAATAATACTAGTTGTTGTTTGAATAGCTCAGACATTATATAATACATATAAATATTATATAATTTTTTTAGACACACTTATATTTTATACAAATAAAAATTGATTTTGATTCTGACAATAGTGTTATTGTATCAAGTTATAATATGAACTCACCATTAGTGTTATTTGAGAGGAGGTTGCCCAGAGAATTGATATTTATGATTCAGCGCTATATAAGCAATGATTTTGTACACGATGCTTTAAGTGAATATAAATCATATTTGATCTATGAACAGAAGCTATATGATGAATTTTGTTACAATCAATATGTATTGCCAAATTGTTATTGCCATAGACTTTCCCAAAAATATCTTAAGAAATATGATGGATGTGACCATTGTAGAACATATGACTCGTTATACTATTACAAATTGCCGCAATATTTAACTTGTATTATGGACGATAACGACTACGCAATTGAAGATTTAAATTACGGTAGATAAAGGTGCTATTGCTACTGTTATTGCTATTTTGCCGAGAGAAAATAAAAATAAATAAATTAACCATCATGTGTATCATTAGTTTACTTGCCATGTGAACAGACCATATCTAAATCGTAGGTATAAATTCCCAATCCAAT